GCTTCCAACGATTGACGGTTATGGCGTCCATCCTGGCGAAGCCATCCTTCGCACCGAGATGGAGGCAGGACCCGCTCGCCAACGTCGGCGCTTTACACAGGTGCCATCACGCATTTCTGTGCGCTGGCTGTTTCGTCGCGAGCAATTTGCACTCTTTGAAGCCTGGTATCGCTGGCATGCTAAGGAAGGCGGTGAGTGGTTCGAAATCGATCTTATGGGTGGGCTTGGTCTTGTCGGCCATGAAGCCCGATTTACGCGCCAGTTTGAAGCCCGTCTGAAAAACGGGGTTCTCTGGGAAGTCACTTCTGATCTCGAGATCCGGGAGCGGCCCACGCTGGATGGGGATGCCCTCGACATTTTCCTTGAGAACGATCCTGCTCTCTTGCTGGCGACCGTCGCTGATTTGAACACCCTTGTTCACCAAAAACTGCCAGGTCCAATGACCTGGTAAGGGAAATCTTTTATGTCTTTGCAATCTGATTTAGCGGCTGCCGTAGCGCAAACCACGGCGGACGGTCAGCTGCTGCACCAAATCGTCCATGGTGATGACCAATCCGTTGTCCAAACGGAAGGTGGGCCCGTTAAAACCGTAGCCAAGGCCATGGCCGATGTGGATGCCCAATTACAAGGCAGCCTCACGACGCTTGATGAGATGGTGGCTTCGGCAACCGAAAGCGAAGCGCAGGCTGCCACAAGTGCGGCCAATGCTCTCTCCCACGAGCAAAGTGTCTCCAATAGTGCTGTGGCGGCAGCGACCTCGGAAACCAACGCCGAAATCAGTGCTCAGTCAGCGTCGGATAGTGCCGATGCGGCAGCATTGAGTGCTGCGAACGCTCAAACTTCTGAAGCCGCTGCCGCTTCTTCAGCAACGGCTTCTGGCCAAGCTCAGGTGGCGGCTGAACAAGCTGAGGTTAATGCGGTGCAATCGGCACAAGCCGCTGCAGCATCTGCCGTGGCGGCAGAAACAGCCTCCAGCTCTGCCACCAATTGTCAGGGGATCGCTCAAGGTCATGCAGAAGCGGCTGCTCTTTCTGCTGAGAGCGCTACGACTTCTGAAACAAACGCAGCGAATGCTGAGACTAATGCTGCCCAGTCGGCGGGTCAGGCCGCAGCCTCGTCTTTTGCTGCACGCTCGTCTGCTGATGAAGCGCAAACAGCGGAGACCAATTCAACCTTCTGGGCCGGTGAAGCGGAAAGTGCGGCTATCGCAGCGGAAGCGGCGGCGGTCATTGTCGCCAATGCCACCGGTCTTGATCTGCAAACCCTGATCGTATCGGCCAGGCGTGGATCGGACTATCGCGCCCTTGGCATCGAACTGTTCTGAGGGAACCTGAGATGACGACCCTTACTCACTATCAAACGCTTAAAACGGCTGAAGCCAATGCGCTCTCGACCATCAGCGCCAAGCTGGACCAGCCCAATCTGCGCATGGACGACTTCGCCCTCATGGTGAAGGCCATGGAGCTTATGGAAAACATCCAGGACCCGCTGGCCTATGAGGCCTTGAAGCAAAAGATCGCCCAGAAATCCGTCGATTTCTATTCCCCGGATTTGAGCGGGGAGGATTTGCTCATGCTGACCCGGGCCACCCGTATTGGCGACGTGCCTTTTGGTGGCGAGGAACGCTGGAAACTGATGAACCGGGATAACAGCAATCTCGATCTCGCCGGTGACGTCATGGTCGGTGAGCGCTCCCTCGAAGCCTTTGGCGAAAGCGTCCTTGAAAATCTGTAATTGGAGAAACATCCATGCCCATCACCATTCCACCCATTCCGGACACGTCGCCTTTCGCGACCTTCGATGAAGACATCGACATTTTCAGTAATTCGAAGGCCAAGGACATTCCGGCCAAGCTGAAAGCCATCACTGAAGCGTTGAAGGCGCATATCAATACGCTCTGGCTGGCCACGGCGACCGGGTTTGTGAACGACACGGTCATTGCGGACCTGAATGCCGCGCTGGCCAACATCGAAACCTTCAACAATGCCTTGGAGACCCAGATCAATGATCAATTGGCCGAGTTTGAGGTCAATCTCGGGAACTACTTGGGCACTGGGGCTGGATATTCGGTGGACGCGGCCAACGCGGCCTTGTTCACCGGCACCATCGTTTCTGGTGATCTAAGCTATGACAACCTGGGCCGGGTCGTTTCAATCCAGCAAGGGCCACGTCTCGTGGACAACATCACCTATGACGATCAGAGCCGGATGACGGGCTATGACGAGATGCTGAGCATTGGCGGTATCGACTATGCCCGCAGTTTCACTTTCACCTATACGCCCGATGGGCAAATCGACGCCATCACGGAGGATTGACGATGGATATTCTGACGTTCAACGCTGTCAAACAGCAGCAACATCACCTGAACACGGATCTCCTGGATCCGTGGAAGCGTCCAGCCTTTGCCGTGGTGACCATGTATAGCTCATCACCGTGGGGCACCATTCTCTATAACCACTACCTTCAGGAAGTGGGGCGGCAGAACTATAACTCCACAAGCTACATGCAAGGGACCACCGGCGGCGAAGGCACTGAGTTCTTTAACAACTGGTATTCCTACGGTCAGACCAACTCCTACGCCACGACAACGGACTCGTCTTACGGCGACAATACGGCTCGTTGCGGCCATCTTGGCCATATCTCATTGGCTGTTGCTCCAGATGGCTCCATGATTGGCCGCGCAGCTCCTTACGCCGCAACAGCACTTCGCAATGTCGGCGTTTGGGTCAATAACAAGACCAATAAAAACCTAGCCTTGTTCATGGAAAACCAGTACGCCGGGGTTGCGCCCCGCGCTATCGCACCGGGCCGATTGTCTGGGACTGAAGGCTGGCACCTGGCCTGGACAGCGAACAAGTTCTACGCCCAGAACGATTTTGGTACCTACAACAAGTACGGGATGATCGGATACAACGAGAAAACCCGCACCCTTGTGATCAATGAAAACACCAACGGCGGAACGGGCATGCGCTTGCATGTTTATTCCAATGTCGCTCCGTTCGATATCCATGCCTCTGATCGCAAGACCTGGTTCGATGCTTTGGACGAGGCCAATCACACCTTCTTTGACTGGACGGCAAACTCTGCGGGCTACAGCGAAAGTCTGTACCGTGCCGTTGTCGTACCTTGCGATGACGGCAAGGTGATCATCGTTCGGATGGAGCCACACAGCTATTGCATGCTGGATCGGTTCACGCCGGATGGTGCTGGTGGCTTCACGCAGGAAGCGACCCATACGCTGAGCACCACAACGTCCTATGGCATGGAACAGGGGGATCGCAACGGCATCCGGTTCCAAATCTCAAACGACGGTAAATACGTCATTTGTTATCAGCCCTATTACTACTACGGGGCCGGGGCCGAGGTGTTCCTGATCCGGGTGTCCGACGGCAAGTATGTGTTCTTGCAGCATCAGGACAGCAGCTACGGGCGATCGTTTGCGCCGATCCGCGACAGTGACTTCATGATTTCCTACAGCCCGAATTCCGATAGCGGCTATGGCATTTATATGTCGCACATCGACACCAAGAGCATTTTTGAGGCGATCGCCGACAAGGGCGACATGAGTTCCAAGGTGCCGGGCTTTAATGTCTACATCTTCGACAGCGCCTATCACTCCACCAACTATCCCTACATTGTGCCGATCATCGGAGGTAACTAATCATGGTCGATAAAATTAGCTTTCCCCATAGTGACGACTGGGGCGTGATTGGCCCAAACGGTCAGTTCAAGCTGCCTGTGCCGTCCAAGCTCGGTCACCGTTTCCAGTTGGTCGATGGCAAGATTGTCGATCGCTATGGCGGGATCACCGACGATGAGGTCAAGCAACAAGACGCAGATACCGTGGCATCTCAACAAGCGGCGGAATTGGAGGCCGCACGATCCGCTCTTGTTGGCCGGGTTAAATCAGAGGCTGGGGAACGGATTGCGGCAACCGATTGGAAAGTGGACCGTGCCAGAGAGCGCGATGCCCTGAACGGCACGGCCACCTTGCAAGATGTCTACGCCGAGCGCGAAGCCATCCGAACCGCCAGTGATGAGGCGGAAACCGCTATTGCCGCGCTTGCCACATTGGACGAGATCCAGTCCTTCACCTGGTAAAGCTCTCTTCCCCAATCGAACCACCCACCGGCCTTGAGCCGGTTTTTTCATGACTGCGTTTTGACCCATGCCTGATCCAACACTTAGCCAGGCCATCCGTGAAGCCTATGCAGCCGCTCCTTCAGATGTGGTAATTCTGCATACACTCGAATTGCGTCATCCCGCTTTTGTCGATGACGACGGAAGCCCGACGGCCATTCGGGTGGTGCGAGATCACCATGATCTGGAAGCCCACCTGGAGGCGTCTGCACCCGTAAACGGTGGCGAGGTGGTCACCTTCGTTGCTCTGGCCTTCGATTTGTCGTTGCCGCCCATCGACACGGCACCCGTGCCTGAAATCACGGTTACGCTGGACAACGTCAGTCGTGAGATCGTTCGCCATCTTGATGCGGCAGCCGTTTCTCAAGACAAGATCGAAATCACCTATCGGCCCTATCTCTCCACGGACCTTGAAGGGCCTCAGATGGACCCACCGATCACGCTGGTGCTGACCGAGGTTGAGGCCAATACCCTTCAAGTCACGGGACGGGCCCGGATGCTGGATATCGGCAACAAGGCGTTTCCGAGCGAGACCTATACAGCCAAACGGTTTCCAGGGCTGACGCGATGACGCACTGGGCCGAAACCTATATTGGCATCCCATGGGCGGCAGATGGCGAAGGGCCGGATAGTTTTCATTGTTGGGCTTTCGTCTGCCATGTGCAGCAGCGCCAGTTTAGCCGTGAATTACCAGCGATCCCAAACCCGGAAGACCTTCTCGCGATCGCCAGAGGCTTTCGCGATCACCCTGAACGGAAACGCTGGGTTCTCGCCCAAGACCCAAAAGAAGGTGACTGCGTACTGATGCGCCAGGCCCGCTATCCGATCCATGTCGGTGTCTGGCTCAATGTGGATGGTGGCGGTGTGCTCCATTGTGCCGAAGAAGCCGGTGTCGCCTATCAAAACCTTGCATCCCTGTCTGCCAATGGCTGGCGGATTGAGGGCTATTATCGCTTTATTGGACCTAATTGATGCTTGCTGCCGTCACCCTAGTCAGAAACCCTTTCTATCCGGAGCGGGAACGGGAAGTGTGCCCGGTTCTGAGTCCGGTCACGGTTCGTGGGTGGTTGAATGGTCAGGGCATCAATGACTTTGATCGCCCGACGATCTGCCTCTTTAACGGCCAGGCTGTTTTGAGAGCTGATTGGGAAACCACGTTTATCAACGACAATGACGTGGTGGCTTTTGTGACCCTGCCCCAAGGGGGCGGCGGTGGAGGTGGTGGGGGAAAGAACCCGCTGCGCACCGTCCTATCCATTGCGGTGATGGTGGCCTCTTTTGCGCTTGGCGGACCTTTGGGCGCAGCCATGGGGATTTCTGCCAATGCTGGGGCTGCCCTTGGTATTGGCGCGGGCGTCCTTCAGCAAGCTATCGGCGGGGCGATTATCTCGCTGGCAGGCATGGCGCTGATGAATGCCGTTGTGCCCGCGCCCAAACCGTCCGTGCCGTCGTTGAGTTTCGGTTCCGTTGGTGCACCACCGGCCCCCAGCCCCACTTACTCTTTATCCGCCCAAGGCAACGAGGCCCGTCTCGGCCAGCCGATCCCGGTTCTTTATGGCCGCCATCTGATCTATCCCGATCTTGCAACCCAGCCCTATCAGGAATTCGTGAACAATGAGCAGTACCTGTTTCAGCTCCATGTGATTGGCCAGGGTGAATTCGATCTGGAGCAAGTGCGCATTGAAGACACGCCCATCGCGTCTTTTGAAGAAGTAGAGACGGAGATCGTTGGGCCGGGCGGCAGCGTCACCCTGTTTGAAACTGATGTGGTCACCGCACCCGAGGTCGCAGGGCAGGAATTGCGCAGCACCGGCGATGGCGGCGAGTGGATTGGTCCGTTCACAGCAAACCCCGCAGAGACCTCAGCCGGTCATATTGGGATCGATGTGGTATTCGCCCGGGGTCTCTATTACGCCAATGACAGCGGCGGGCTTGATACACGCAGTGCTCAATGGGAGGTTCAGGCACGCACCATTGATGATGAGGGCCTGCCGATCGGTGAATGGGTAACGCTGGGCACCGAAAGCTATACAGCCTCAACCAATTCTGCGCTCAGGCTCAGCTATAAATACGCCGTTCCTTCTGAGCGCTATGAAGTGCGGATGATCCGCCTTGATACGATTGATACCTCATCGCGTGCTGGGCATGAGTTGCGCTGGGGTGCAGTCCGCTCATATCTGGAGGGCACTCCGGAGTTCGGCAATGTAACTCTGTTGGCGGTCAAGATGCGGGCGACCGATAACCTATCTCAGAGATCGTCTCGCATGATCAACTGTGTGGTCACCCGGAAGCTTTCGATCTGGTCCCCTGAAACCGGGTGGTCATCGCCTGAACCGACACGCTCCATTGCCTGGGCCTTTGCTGACGCTTGTCGGGCGTCTTACGGCGCTGGTTTGGCCGAGGCCAGAATGGACCTTCAGGCATTGACCGCATTGGATCAAACCTGGTCGGCAAGGGACGACACCTTCGATGGTGTTTTCGATAGCACCATGACGGTCTGGGAGGCCCTCATACGTATTGCCCGTTGCGGTCGGGCCGTTCCCGTATTGCAGGGTGGTGTGGTCCGGTTGTTTCGGGATGCGCAGCAGACTTTGCCTGTGGCCATGTTCAGTCCCCGTAATATCGTCAAAGGCTCATTCAAGATCCAATACATCATGCCCGGCGATGATACGGCGGATGCTGTGACCGTGGAGTTTTTCAATTCCCGGACATGGAACCCGGATGAGGTCACGTCCAGTCTTTTGGATAGTGCGGCAGAAAAGCCTGCTAAGGTGATGTTGTTTGGTTGCACCAATGAGCCCCAAGCCAAGCGCGAAGGGCTCTACATGGCGGCGGACAATCGCTACCGTCGAAAGCTCGTCTCCTGGCAGACAGAACTGGATGGTCTGGTCCCGACCTATGGTGACCTGGTGGCTGTCACGCATGATATGCCGCGATGGGGACAGGGTGGTGAAGTGGTTTCGTGGGATCCGGAAACTTCAATTTTGGAAGTGTCAGAGCCGTTGGAATGGTCGGAAGGAGTCGATCACTACATCGCCTTGCGCCGTCGCGATGGCAGCCCAGCCGGGCCGTTCAAGGTTCAGGCGAATGGTGATGACATGAGATCTCTGAGCCTCATGGAAGCGCTGGATTTTGTGCCTTACACCGGCACGGCAGAAGAGCGTAGCCACTTTGCCTTTGGCCCAGGAGAAGCGTGGAGTGCCAAGGCGCGTGTGATTGCTGTCAGGCCCCGTGGCGAGCAGGTCGAGATTACGGCAGTCGGTGAGGATGTTCGTGTCCACGAGGCCGATCTAGCAGCCTGAAATTTCATTTAAGGAGAAAGCCAATGAACTGTCCTTCAACGAAGGACGGGCATGTCGTCATGCCTGAGGAAGAATTTGAGCAACTGCTCGAGCTAGCGGCCCAACGTGGCGCGAAACGGGCGTTGGCCGATGTTGGTCTGGTCGATGAAGAAGCGGCTGGCGATATCCGTGATCTTCGCTCCCTACTCGGCGCTTTGCGTGTCGCCAAGCATACAGCCTGGTCGACCATTGTCCGTCTCGTCACCACAGGGGTGTTGATCGCCCTGATGGCGGGGGTGGCCATCAAACTTAAGCTGTTTGGAGGAGGTCACTGATGCCTGCATTCTCTGAAAAATCCATCGCCAAGCTTTCCACCTGTCACCCGCTCTTGCTGCGGGTTTTTCATGAGGTCGTGCGGGAGTTTGATTGCACCATCCTTGAAGGACATCGAGATAAGGATCGGCAAAACCAGATGGTTGCTGAAGGAAAAAGTCAGGTGCGATGGCCGGGCGGAAAGCACAATACGGTCCCATCTCTAGCCGTGGATGTGACGCCCTATCCCATCAAATGGGACGATCGAGAGCGACAAACGTTGTTCGCGGGCTATGTACTGGCCACAGCCAAATCCATTGGTGTCACGTTGCGCTGGGGCGGCGACTGGGATCGGGACACCGAGGTTCGCGATAACAATTTTGATGATCTCGTTCATTTTGAGATCCTGGAGGATTAAGCCATGTTGGATAAATTGATCGGCGGAGGTCTCGTCACTGCCGCAGAGGGCGTTGCCAACATTATCGATCGTTTTGTTGAAACCGATGAGGAAAAGCAAGCCGCTGAGTTGATAAAGGCCAAGCTGATGATGAAACCCAGTCTGGCCCAGATTGAGCTCAACAAGGTTGAGGCAGGGCACCGTTCCATCTTCGTTGCGGGTTGGCGGCCATTCATCGGCTGGGTCTGTGGCTTAGCGCTTTTGTGGCACTTTATCCTGTTTGACCTGCTGACTTGGGTGACAGTGAATTTCTTCCCCCATGTATCCGAGTTGCCGGAGCTCACTAGGACGGAGACGCTGGTCACCGTTCTGTTGTCGCTGCTTGGCTTGGGTGCCATGCGGACAGTTGAGAAGTTTGGGGGGAGGGCTAAGTAAGCAGGCGCTTTGCCTCGCTGTTTAGCCAGCGTAATTCAATATGGCTTCTCGAATTTTTGTTTTCGTTTCTTCTGTGCACCACTCGGCATTGTCGATGCCAAACAACTCTTCAAACTTCTCAGGGTCAAATTTGTCGAATTCGTAAACCGGATATGCATCAGAGTGCAAAACCAGATTGTTGATGACCACCAGTCCGTCATCGGTGCCAACGACATCCCATCCGTCTATCGTTTCAGGAAGTTCGCCGTCTTCATCCTCATATTCGTGAGATTCACCGACAACTTCAAAGCCACGAATATCCAGTGTCCAATGAGCACCCGGTGATCTATGCAGACAAAGATACTCTGTCCAAGTGCTAGCCATTGTGGATTGTTCAATGCTGTCGACGACCTTAATCCCGCTCATTTCTTAACCTTTCAGCCTTGTTCCTCGTCATCCGGTTGAGAAGAAAACCCAACATAGGATCCAAAAAACGATGGCGGACCGACATATGCGGCAAATTTAACGGCGTCGTCAGCGGCAGCTTGATCAGTAAGGCCATCGATACCCTTTTCTGGAAGCTCAATATCATCGTCGTCTTCAGGCAGACCGAGCTGATTGTTGAAGCGTTCGCTGCGATACTCAAAGCCTTCATCGTGTGCCACGAAAAGTGTGTGAGGGCAGGGGTTCACCCATTCCTCACCGGCCTCTCCGGCTTCAGTATTTGAGACTTTCTGACCACAGTACGGGCAAAATATAGAAGTGCCGTAGTTGGTGTTGATTTCGACCCGCTGGATGGTCTTTTCCATTTTTCTGTCCTTAGTTGCTGACGTTAGGTTAGAGCTATTGTTTCAAGGCCTTCGAACCGGATAAATACGCCGTAGCCACGCCATAGCGGTAGCGCTGGCACGCCGCCAGTTGGGTCAAAGGGGTCTTCTGAGTTCGCGAATGTGACGGATGCAAAGTGCCCGACATTGCTAAGCTTTGCGCAGTTGGCGGCAATGTCAGGTAGGTTTTCAGGGCGTTTAGCATCCTTTGCCGGAAACCGGTCTGATCGGACCACAACCCATTCCGGTCCATTTTCACCTACAAACCAGATCGATGGATCGACGGCTGGGTTGCCTTGCGAAGACATGAGCTGATGGCCGAGCTTGTCGGTTACATAATCCCGCACAACTTGAACGGCAAAGTCATGGACCTCCCAGTCGGTCATTTCAATTTTTTCGTCTGAAATCAGGTCGATTGGATTAATGGGGTTGTCCGTTGTGTCATCGATTAGTCCCCAACCAGGTTCAACTGGCTCCCAGGTGTTGCCATTGAGGCGCATCGGCATTCGGCAGGCATGGCCCTTACAGCCATTGGCGATGGTCCTAAAGCCGTTTGTATTGCCGGGGCCCTGAACCTCTCCGTCAACATCATCAATTCTGACATAGAAAAGTTGGTTCCCCATCCTGAACGATAGGTGCTCAAGAAATGGCGGGTTTAGATTGGCTTTTAACCAGCTCAGCTGGCCATCGTGCGTTTGAGCTTGAAGGTGCCGTCCAGCAGCTTGCCAACATTGGGCAAATTCGTCACTGACTTCATGCATTACAAT